GCAGTGGTAGAAGAATTGAGACTGCAATACAGAGCATTCTTTCGAGAATGTTCAATATTGCAGCAACTTTTATGTGTGCGCCTACGGGCGGGATATTCACTTTTCAGCAGGAAATTCTATTATGCCTACTCGTGTAATTGCTCAATCAGGTGCCACTGCAGTAGTGGCTAATATGGATGATGTATCCAGTGGCGGTTATGTTCTGCCTGCAGCTACCACATCCACTCTGGGTGGAGTGAAGAAGATGGCAACTCAGGCCGACTCTACTGCAACTGATGTCGCTGGCCTGGTGGCTGACTTCAATGCTCTGCTGGCAAAAGCCCGCACTGCAGGTCTCATCTAATGATCACCATAAAGGTGGTTGCACAAAAGCGATGGTGGGTTAGTCCACTCATGACGGTGCTTAAAGCATTTGTCTGCGCACGCATCGTAAGAGAGAAACACTTCAAATCTCTTTCAAGCCTAATCGCTCGATGGGGATTTAAGTTCAAGACAGAGAAATAACATGAGCGATAAAACAGAATTCGCCCGCATTGTGCCTGCAATGGTGCAGGATAAAGCTACTGACTGGCTTCTAAGTAAACTAGATGAGCAGTTGAGTGATTTGAATGAGTACATAGCTCAAGGAGGTGATGCTCAGAGGGCAATGAAAGGCTCTTTAAATGTCGCAGCCTTTCGCGGGAAGTTAGTACACGAAACATTTATAGCTCAGTACGCAGACGAGAAAGAAAATGTTGAGGTCACAGTCGGCCCGATCAACATCGAAACGTTAGAGGATTAACATGGCAAAGCTCACCGACAAACAAGAGCTGTTTGCCCGTGAGTTCATTAAAGACCTCAACGCCACTCAGGCGGCCATCAGGGCGGGATACAGCGAGAAGTCATCCCGCAACCAGGGCGCGAGGATGATGGCAAATGATGACATTTTAGACCGCATTGCTGAGCTTAAGGCCGAGCGCAATGAGCAAGTAGGCGTAGACGCTGCTTACGTATTGCGACGCCTCACTGAAATCGACCAAATGGACGTGCTCGACATCCTGCTTACCAATGGCGAACTCAAGCCGATTAAGGACTGGCCTAAGGTATGGCGCACAACGCTATCAGGAATGGATGTCGTCGAAATGGCATCTGCTGACAGCGCCGCCCTACTGAAGAAAATTAAATGGCCTGACAAGGTGAAGAACCTTGAGTTGCTCGGCAAGCACGTAACGGTGCAGGCATTCAAAGAGCAGGTGTCGAGCGAGGTCACCGGCAAGAATGGCGGCCCCATTCAGTACACCGATATCACTGAAGAAGAATTAGATGAACGCTTGAAGGAGCTTGGTCATGGCAGACACAGATCACAGCTCGCTGAGAAACAGGCAGACACTTGAGGCATTCAAGCGCCGCGCAATAGCAGAAGCCAGACAGTCACTGATGGGGTTTACGCTCTACACCAACCCGCTGTATGAGACAGGCTGGTTTAACGAATTGCTTTCTGCTGAGCTAGACCATTTCCTCGAAGAGGTTGAGGCAGGAAATATGCCGCGCCTGATGATATTCGCGCCTCCTCGTTCCGGGAAAAGTGAAAAAGCATCGCGTCGATTTCCCGCTTACGTGCTGGGAAAGCATCCTGACTGGAATGTGATCGCATGTTCATATTCTTCAGACCTTGCAAACCGCATGTCACGAGACACCCAACGCATAGTCGGCTCAAAGAAATACGCAGACGTATTCCCTGATACCGCATTGCCATCCGGGAGAACAGGAGCTGGAGGCGCTATCCGCACCGCTGAGCTATGGGAAGTGGTAAATGCCAATGGCGAACTGCATGGCGGCTCATATCGTGCTGCAGGCGTGAATGGCGGTATCACTGGCCAGGGTATGAACATCGGCATTATAGATGACCCTGCAAAAGACTATAAAACTGCCTCATCCCCAACGTACCAGGAATCAGTTATTGACTGGTATGACACGACATTCTTTACGCGTGCTGACCCTAAAATTAACGGAATCATCATTATCCTTACGCGCTGGCATAAAGATGACCTTGCCGGTCAATTGCTGAAAAAGGCAGAGGAAGGCGGGGAACAGTGGCGGGTGGTTAGCTTCCCTATGGAGGCTGAGAAAGAAGAGACTCACGAACTGAATGGAAAAACCTACCTGTTACGCAAGCCAGGTGAAATTCTTTTCCCTGAGCGTATGCCTCAGGAGTTCGTAGATAAAGCCAAGCAGCGTGGCTCACTGGTATGGAACGCCCTTTATCAGCAGCGACCAACCGCCAAAGGTGGCGGACTCATCAAGTCTGAATGGTTCGGTGAATACCGTGAACTGCCGGTGATGAAGTTCAGGGCTGTGTATGGCGATACCGCGCAGAAGACCAAAGAGGCCAATGACTTCTCAGTGTTCGAGCACTGGGGGTTAGGCGTTGATGGTTACATGTACCTGATAGACATGATTCGCGGAAAATGGGAAGCCGATGAGCTGAAACGTCGAGCGGTAGCGTTCTGGTCTAAGTGCAAAATGCTCCGTAACGGGCCCCTGCGCCACATGGCAATCGAAGACAAGGCATCTGGTACCGGACTCATTCAAAGCATTCGCAAAGACGCCCTATGCCCCGTTAAAGCCATTCAGCGAGACAAGGACAAATACACTCGCCTGATGGATACCCAGGGCTATATCGAATCTGGCTACATCAAGCTTCCAGCCAATGCGGACTTCATCAACGACTTCCTGGTGGAAATGGAAGCGATCAACCCTGACTTTAACACACATGATGACCAGCTCGACCCAATGATGGATGCCATCACCGAGATGAAGGGTAAAGCAGGCATCCTGTTCCATATTCCTGACGAGATACTCCAATGACAAGACGCAACCAAACAGCGCAAACCACTCGGCAGGGGCCAGCAAAAATCACGCAGATGCATCTTGATAATGCCTCTGTAGCAAATGATGAGAAGCCGTTCGCTGAATTTAAACGATATGAACCACTGCCCGGGGTAATCCCTGAGGCGAAGAAAGAAGCCACTCTGGCGATGGATTCAACGCCGTATGATGTGCTTAACAGCATGTCTATCGGCACAGAGTATTCAGGCTTCCGTGGTTACCCGATTCTGGCCGCCATGTCTCAGCAGGTAGAGTATGCGAACATGCATACCGTCATGGCTGACGAGATGACGCGCAACTGGATTGAGATTAAAAGCCGCAAAGACGGCGACCCTGACATCGACCTGATGGAGCAGGCGCTCGTTAAGTACGATGTGAAGCGCTTAATTCATGAAGCTGTGAAGCAGGACTCCATGTTTGGCGTGGCGCACATCTACGTTGACACAGGAGCGAGCGATACAGAGCTTGAGAAACCGCTCTTCCTCGACCCTCGAAAGATTCCAAAGGGTTCTCTGAAAGGCCTGCGTTGCGTAGACCCAACATGGATTTATCCGGCGATGTACAACACTCGCTGGCCTCTGTCCGATAACTACTACAAGCCGCAGGCATGGTTTGTTATGGGGCAGACGGTTCATGAGTCACGCTTCATCGACATTATCAGCCGGCCAGTTCCAGACATCCTCAAGCCATCCTATTCGTTCGGAGGCCTGTCACTGACTCAGTTGATGGAGGATTACGTTACTGACTGGCGTGATGCCAAGAAGAACGTTATCAAGATTCTCCGCACGCTGCGCATGAGAGCACTGAAGACCGACATGGATGCTCGCCTTGCTGAGCCTGGTCAGTTCGATAAACGCATTAAGCTATTCACTCAGTTGCAGGACAACCAGGGAATTTGGGCAATCGATAATGATGAAGACCTGCTCCACATGCAGACTTCTCTCAGCGAACTGTCCAACCTGCTGTCCAACTATCAGGACCAGATGTGTATCCCGGCGCGCATCACTAACCTGAAGCTCCTTGGGAACGCTCCAGCCGGTTTAAACGCATCAGGTGACTCAGAGCTTGAGACGTGGCATGAAACCATCTCAGGGATGCAGGAACGCGATATACGCCGCGCTCTTGAGAACATCTTCAAGATTATTCAGCTCTCTGAGTTTGGTGAAATCAAGGAGGACATCTATTTCGAGTTCCGTCCACTGGATGAACTGAGCGAGAAAGAGAAGGCTGAGATTGCCAAGATTAAGGTCGAGACAGTAACTACCGCTGCTGACTCGCAACTGGTTAACTCCGAAGAGGCTCGCGATGCACTGAAATGCATTGAAGGTGCAGGCTTCGAAAATCTGGATGGTGATTATGAACCGGAAGAAGACGAAGAGTCTGAAGCCAGTGAACTACAACGCGGGGAACATCAGGTGGTACCAGAAAGAGCTGCTCAGAACGATTCGTGAAATGAACGATGACGTTAAGGCAGAGATAGTCACCATCATGCGGGATAACCCGCTAGCGATGGATATGGCTATGGATGCTAACCCGGTTGACCTGGTGAAGCGTGCCATATCCTCACTGGCTAAGAAGTGGATAGACAACTTCATCAGGAAGGCGATTCCGGTTTCCGATGAGGTGGCAGGTAAGACGCTAAAGGCAGTCGACCGTGGCATTCTCGCATCCGCCCGCAAAGATTCACTGGTTATCAACCTGCAATGGACTGACGCCATGCTGCAAAAGCGTGACGCCATCATTGCTGAAAACGTGTCTCTGATTCGCTCGATACCTGAGAAATACTTCACCGAAGTGGAGTCGATGGTATTCAGGTCTATCGCCAAAGGTGGGGATCGCAAACAACTGGCTGATGAGATTGAGCGTGAATTTGGCAAGCGTCATGGAATCACCAGACGCCGCGCAGAGTTCATTGCTCGCGACCAGGTGCGCAAGGCTACCAGTGCGCTATCAAATGCACGACAGCAGGCCGCAGGCATTAAGAAAGGCATCTGGCTGCACAGTGGCGGCGGCAATCAGCCACGACACAAACATGTGCAGGCTAACGGCAAAGAGTTCTACCTCGACAAGGGATTGCCAATTGGCGACAAAGGCCAGTATGTGCTGCCTGGTGAGGAGCCAAACTGCGGTTGCACGTGGAAGCCGGTGCTGCCATTCTGATAGATAACCTTCTGGCTATTGTGGCGAGAGAAAATGGAAGTCTTCTATGACCGATAAAACAGAGCGAGAACTGATATCTCTCCTTGATGAATTACTGGAGAAAGGCGACTTCTTTCATTCTGCCATTGAGCAAAACGATCTGATGTTTGATTTCGAAAAGTGGAAAGAAAGAGTGCTAGTTGCTTTGGAAGAAGCTAAATCTAGACGTTAAAGAAACAAATTAAACATAAGGCTGCCTTCTGGTGGCCTTTTTTATTGCCTGAAGAAAGGTAATCCAATGCCAGTACATCAAAAAGACGGCAAGTGGTATTTGGGTTCGAAAGGGCCATTCGATACACAGGAAAAAGCCGAAGAAGTAGAGCGAGCGGCATACGCGAACGGCTATGCAGGAGATGAGGCTGAAATATATACGCTTGCAAATGATGCAGATGAGAAAGACAAGTGGATAACCATTAATGGAGCGCACGTAAAAGTAAATGGTAACGGCGAAGTAACAGCCGGTGCGGAAGGAAAAATTAAAAAGGTATCACCAAGTAAAGTCTCCGGCAGTGCAAAGCTCTCACCAAACGAAAAGTCAGCAATTTCGAGTTACTCAGGCGACAACTTCCTCAAGCTTAATTCTGAATTAAGGAGCGGAAACACATCCGATCCTGACATCTCACGCATTGACTCAGCAGTTTCAAAGGGTCAACTCAGCGGAGAAACCCTATACCGAGGAATTAGTAGAGAGGATGCAAAAAAACTATTCCCCAATGGTGAGATCAAAAAGGGAATGGTCGTTTCCGATAAAGCATTCCTCTCCACCTCAAAGGAAAAGAAAATCGCCGGGATGTTCAGTATTGGCG